CAAAGTACCAGCCTTTTAAAGTAAAAGTGAGCGTGTATAGAATAGTTTGTCTTGTCTCGTAATCACCTTCGTAAAGATCTTCTGTTGTAACGCTGTTTAAAACAATAGGAATATCAATAGCGTCTAAATCTTCTACCATCTTCGCAGAAACAGTCCAATCAGGAGCAAAGAACGGCAGAATCTGCTCCATAATTTTTGTTGCATCCTCTGAGTACTTTGTCATAATATACAAAGAAAACTCGAGGTTATATGGAACTGAAGAATATACAAAGCTTCTTGCTGAATCAGTTTCAGCCTTTGCTTCTTTACGCATCTTTTGTGTTGACCCGATTTTTCTTGCTGGGTCATATGATAGACTTGTAATTTCAAAAGACATACGCGGCAAAGTAATAGCAGTTCTTCTACTATTCAATAAATCGGGATCTTCATTTAATCTTGAAAGAACTTTTTGGAATGGCGCATAAGATAATGGTACAATCATAGACTGAACTAATACATTATTATTATCTTTTCTTTCAATTTTGATCTGATTGAAAATAGTACCAAATAAGGCTACATATCTTCTAGTTGTTTCGTTATAAAAATAATTAGCAATGGCCATTTTTTATGAATCCTGAATAGTGATGTTGTCGCTGAATGGATCTATGTCAGAAAAGTCCAAAATGTCATCAGCTAGCTTTTCAAACTCAAAGTTTTGTGCAATAGGATCGTTATTTGCCACGTCTTCAAGCGTGGTTACAAAATTAGTAGTAGAGTTAACATCGTCGAAATAATGATCTATCTCGTAGCGACCAGTATCAAATCTTTCATTTGAGTACTCCATCAGTTCACACTTAATATCATAAACTTGTAAAGAGCCAGACTGATAGAAAACACTTTCGTGTTCTACGTATGTAATCTTGTACATTTTCTGATTCAATGGAAGCCAAATAATGTCGTTCTCTCTTGGCCGAACTTTCGTTTGTGTTTTTCTAGTTACAAATCTTTCGAATGTTCTGATAGCTACAGTAAACGTAACTTGATCTCTGATTTGTAAACCAAACTTAGATAGGAAGTCACCTTCACCTTCAAAGCCGTCAACATTCTTAACGTATACTTCAAAAGAATACATCTCATCGTAAAGAGGTGTATCATCTTCATTAAAGATCCCATCGACATTATTAAACAACCCACTAATGTAGGTTACATCTAGGCCGAAAATCTGAATAGATTCAATTACAAGATCATCAACTAAATTCTGCTCGTTGAAGTTGTCGTAATTGTTGAAGTATACATTAGTTGCCATGTGTTACCCAATAAAATTATAGGTTAGTGGTTGCAAATTATTGATAGCGTCTTCTTCCATCTTTTCTCTTTCGGCTCTTGCTTCAGCTAATATTTGCTCGCCGTTAAAGGAAACACCGCCAACCAATTGCATATTTGTAAATTTGGTTAGATTAAGACCCCACTGTTCACGAATAAGAACCGAAGCATAGTTTTGCAACCAACGATCACCCCAAACATCTGCATATTCGTCTGGGTCGATAATATCATATGCTTCAACAATAATATAAGTACCAACCGTCCAGCGGTCTTTATCGTTATCAATGAATACTTTGTTTATATGTTTATTATAACGTATAATTGGTTTACCAACAAGCATTTCTTGCATAAACTCAATGTGCTGCATGGTCATATAATAATTTACCATACTATAGCTTGACATGTCTTGTACGTTATTTAAAACAAACTGGTATTGGACATTAAATATGCCGCCGCCCATAGAGATTGACGTATCAAAGTTAAAGATATTAGATATACCCAGCAGTTTTTCTGGTAACGGAACATATCCATTTATTTTATCTTGCTCTGTAATAACATGCTTTAAATAAACTAGTTGGCTACCGTTATAATGATAATCTCTCCAGAAAGAAACAGCTTCATCTACTCTGTCGTCGATTTGTTCTTCGGCAACGTTAATTTGGATAACTGGCGCACCAATTTTCCTTAAAATATATTGAATGAAGTCTTCTCTTGACTGTGGTTGTGCCATGTTTTTCCCCTTAAGCCAGCTCGTCTTTAATGATTACTTTAATGTAACCAGTATTTGGAAAGGTTTCAATCTGACCATTGGTGTATTCTATTTCGAATTCTGCGCTATGAATACCAGTACTCGAAGTATCTCCTGTTTGCCACTCATATGCCACAATACCTTTAGTAGCATTAATGATAGTACCTGTGCCGCCGTCTATTGTAATAGTACCATCTTCGTCTTTCATATGAAATCTTACCAATGACGCGTTCGCCATTGACTTGACTCTTCCATTAGAATCTTTAAGAGCAGCCTCAATAGACGGTGCGGTATCATTCTGTTTTATGTAAAAGCTAGCCGCCATTATTTCTTTCTCCAAGTTTTACTTTTATTTATTAAAACTAAAAACTATTTCTGAATAATTTCAGCTTGTGTTATTCCATTGCTTAATATCTTAACAGAATTAGACTCATCATTGATGAATACGTCGTTAAAGTCTATCTGGTTAAAAACGACATAGTTTCCGCCGTCTCTAGAGTAAGATCGTGTAGATATATTTAAACCACCGCTTTCAACAGTAAAACTATACAGACCAGCACTATCACCTTCTGAGAAGACGTATATGTTAGTATCAAGAGTAAATTCTAAGGTAGGATTAAAATACGCATGTGTTGTTACATAACCAGAAGATTCTGCGGTATATTCAAATATAACGTTATTTGCTACTGAACCATTTCGGTCAACACCAAATTCCATGGTAGAAGATACAACAAAGTCGAAGCTTAAATTTGGTGCTGTGCCATAGATTGTAGGTGTTTCAATACCACCAGCAAATGCAAAGTCTAAAGCAAGTGCTGCTTCACCGTTGATCGGGATCAGCGCATAAGAAACAAAGGAAGTTTCAATTAAGCCTGAAACTTCCCCTGAAAGCTGTACATAACCGCCGCCAAAAAAATCAAAATCTAATGTTGTTAAAAATGTGCCATTTGCAGACATGAGGCTTCACCTTAAGTTAAAGTTTATGCGCCGCCAGCTGTAATGGTAAATGTGGTGATGTTGATTTGCTGCCCCGTTGCGATGTTAGTGTTATCTAACTGCATGTCGCCTCCGGCGCCAGTAGCTGTAACAGTACCTTGCATATGACATTCTGTACCAGCATTATTGTGTACTCTGAAATAACCAGCAGTACCATTTGCGTCTGCAGATAAGTCTTGCCAAGTACCAGACAAAGCAATCGATCCACCAAGTGGTGCACCTAGCCAGTCTGAGGGAAGAACCATAGTTGCTACAACTACGCCTGTATTAGCCGTGCCGGCAGTACCTGGAATAGTACCAGTTGAGATTGTTAGAATTGGGTTGATACCAATTTCTGTTTCTATTGCGGATAATGTTGCATTTCTTGCGTTAACCGATAACTGAAAAGCCATCACTGTCTCCTTTGTTTGTATTAATTTATGGATATTTATAAAAAAACAGTTGACAAGCTTTCAGAACAGTGTATAATAGAATTATCTTCTTTAATAACAACACTAAGTTTCTTTAAGTTCTTCTTTCAATATCATCTTCAGATAAGGTATCACCCATCCAGACTTCTATTACTTTAACTGGAGTGTTACCAACGTTAGTTGCTTTGTGCCAACAAAGCTTCGGTATATCAATACTATCACCAGTCATATATACTTTAGAAGTACTATAACCATTTGCAAACTCTAATTCCATTTTAAGTTTACCGTCAACAATATGCCAATGCTCAGATCTAACAAAGTGCTTCTGATCAGATAAAGATTTACCCACGTCAACTGATAGTTCTTTTACTTTCCAATGTCCATTCTGATCAAGGTCTTTATAAGTACCCCATAATCGCTGTGTCGTAGGCTTATCCCAGCTATTCAGAATCCATGATGAACTATTCTTCTTATCTTCTCCACCAATACCAAAGACAAACTGAACATCATTAAATACCATTTCTGGAATATTTTCTTTTGTTCTATCTCCGCCATTAGCAAAAACTATTTCAGAATTATTAGGGAAGTAATTTTTAATGTATGCTATAGCATCACAAGCAGAATCATCACTATCATCAAATCCGAAAGCATGACCAACACACTTGATGTTATTAACTATATTTATGCGTTCTTCAAAAGACATGAAAGGCTTACCCTTTTTGCGAGTTAACCATTCATCGCTATTTACTCCAACACATAAAATGTCACCAAGTTGTTTAGCTTCATTAAAGTATGCAATATGTCCTGAGTGAAGTGGATCAAATCCACCAGTTACAACTACTACTCTCATTTATAATTTCTCCATCATATAATCCCAAGCAAAATTGATTTTATTATCAGTCTGCATTTCTGGCTTAAGTTTAGCGTGCATTGGATGTACCCACCAATCTTCGTAGTTAGATCTTGAATCAGTTGCAACATCAGATACTAGTAATATATATCCGATCTTAGTAAGCAATTTTCTAGACTCTTCTCTAAACTTAGGACCCCACCAAATTGCGTTGTGTTGAAATTGAATTATACCAAATTCATACTTGCTAAAAGGAATTCTATTCAACACTTCAATCGATGCGGTTTCTGCATTAATTCTTAATAGGTCTATGTGATTCTCTAAACAGTTTTGCTTAAACAACGCCGTATAGTCTACTGCTGCAGCATCTGCTAACACTACGTTTGTGCTACGTTGGCGAGAAAAGATGTGACACATTCTTTCAGAGTTATCTAATGAAATACCTTTCCACTGAAAATCCTTTTCTAATAGCAAAGTATTGCTATATAGTTCAGGATGGCCGGATCCAATCTCTACAAATGTGCCATTGCGCTTACCATCTAATACAGATAACACAAACATATCTTGAAAATGTCGAGCATAGTTTTGTGTAATTTCTCCAATACCGTTAAAGCTAAATTTGTATCGACTAATATCATCTTTAGTATAAGGCAACGTGCTGGGATAACCATGCTCAGATAATAGTTTAGTTACACCTTCATATATATCAGGAGTAAGATAATGCTTATATTTTAAGTCAAATGCTAAATTCTTAGATGCATCTCTTCCGTCAGTCTTCCATTTTGCTTGAGCATACAGCAATCTCAAAGCATTAACACCAGGAAAATCAAGTTCGTTATCATAGTCAACAGTATCAGCTTCCATTTGCTGGACACCAATCTTAGCATACATAACGCTTTCACGCCAATCATTACGTTCTTGTTTAAGCTTAGCAAGGAAGTAATATGCCTCTGGTCTCTCTGGCATAGTGTCAATAGCCATTTTAAGTAATCCTTCAACACTTTGATTGCGACCTATATTACGATCGAAAATCTTTGAGCTAAGAATCATACATTTGTATTGAAGCCACTTCTCTGACTCAGTTTTGCCAGGAGACATATCAGCAGCGCGAAGATAAAAACCAAAAGCGCCAGAACCTTGTTCTAATCTATCGTACTCGCGTGCTAATTTATAGATCTTATTAGGGTTATCATAATCTAGAATTACGTCGTTCAGTAGTTTTAAATTTGTAAATTTCATATTATAATCACCCGTCATCCATTAAAAAGTCAAAAAATATTTTTTGTGGCATTCTAAGTACAAATGACGCATTATCCTGCCAACCAAAAGAGATTAAAATATCTCCAGTTTCTGGGTGTATTGTCATACCTGTTACAAATTCTATACCGTAATCAGTGCCACTAACGTGATCGTAATATGTACCCATAA